TAAATACTTAATTGTAAATTATAGTGATTTAAATTACAATCATCTAAATGATTTACTGGCCTAAACATTTTATTAGTAATACCTTCCCAATTAGTAAAACCTTTTTCTTTTATTTCTTTATTAGTTTTATAATCATTAATATTTATATATCCATTTACTACTTCTACTACATCTGCCTGACCACATACACCAATTGATTTCAAATATACTAAATGTTCAGGATATACTCCTTCTTCAAGTTTTTGTTTAGGTGCAAATTTAATACCTTCTTCATCTACAATAGGTTTAACAATAGGTACTTCTACACCATGTCTACCTATTGTATTTAACTCCATCATATCTGCTTCTCTTTGATTATGGTAAAAGTTTCCAAGAGTTATAGCTCTATTTGTTTCACCATCCCATGCTGATATAATTTCTTTAGGTGTCATACCATACCATTTAGATCTTTTGTTTTTAGAAGACTTTATAGCTTGTCCATCTCTATCAAACTTAGGTTTAAATTTACCTATAAATGATGTAACACTTAACCAAGTAATATTAGCATCATCAATACTCTCATATAAGTGTCCGTCTTCTTTAAATGAAATTGCCATTAGTCTGTAGTTATATTAGTAGACCACATATTACCATATAGTGGCATTTCTTTTTTTTCTGGAACAGTAACATTGTAAATAATTGTAGCAGGTTTTTCACTTAATAAAGTAATTGCTTCCTCTGCAGATATTTGTTCTTCTGCTAATAATTCTCCTATTATTTGTGCTTTAGTTAATTTCTGAATCATGTTCTTTTATTTGTTTAATTATTAATTCTTCAGTTTCTTCAGGCATAAGTGAACTCCAATATCCTTTAGGACATTCACTTGATAATGATCTAACTTTAAATGCTAATGAACATCCACAATCAGAGCAGCAAGGTTGTGTTCCTGGTGCTAAACAATCCTTTCCCTTAGCATCAAATAAAGAACACTTAATACATACTTGAAATCTATCTGTAGCTACAGCTTCATAATGTTCTTTTTTAAATATATTATTTTTTATCCCTTCTGCAATTTTATCAAGATTTTTAAATACATCTAAATATTTACTCCACTTACTTTTCATTTTTAAAAACTTTTTTCTTTATTATATCTTGTTCCATTTGCAATATAGCTTTTTCCATTTGAACAATATTGTTTTGTATATCTTCACTCTTAGCAAAACCTTTATAAGTTCTTTTAGTTAAATTACCTAAGATACTTTTATTCTTTTTAATAGCTTTATCTAATTTACTCTTTCTAATATAAAATGTACCAAGTCCTTCTATATTTATTCTTGGAAATACTAAGTTTGATAAATTTTTTCTAATCTTAGCATAATAAAAAGCTATAAAATCATCTACTACAGTTTGGTGAACTCCCACTTTGTCAGCAATATCTTTCTTAAAATCTTTATGACTCTTGGGATTCATTACCTAGTATTTTATAATCTAATAATACTAAACCTTCAGTCTGTATATTTATATCTTTATTAATAATTATAGTTTTTTTATTAATTCCATTTTTTGATAGAAGTTGTTTTTTTTCTGCTTTAGTTATTGCATTTCTAGCTGATTGAGGGCTTTTAAAAATTGCCTTATCTACTAAACTTTTACAAAATATAGTAAGTTCAACCTTACCTGTTTTAGCTAACTCCATTAAAAATTTAAGATCTGAATTACTTATTAATATATCTGCAAAAAAACAATAAGTCATAATCTGATACTTAATTGTAGTATCTATATCTGTCTGAAGTTTTATATCTACCTTTTTTACTATTGCCATATTATAAACTCATTATCATATCAACAAAGTCAGGATGTGGATAACAATCCCACTTATCTTTCCTAACATTGGTATGGGTTAATAAACCTTTTATTCTACCATGGTGTGCATCTTCTTGAAATTCAA